CCGCCTGTAAAATTGGCCTGAGTTCCATCTAAATTTGGTATTGGTTTAAATGACATGTGGTTCCTCCTCTTGTTGTGTGTAATCGTTAATATCTAGATTGAATGCGTCACAAGCTTGTTGTAATGTATCAAACCAGCTCCAGCCGTCTACAGGATAATTGTAGTTATCTTTTTCTTCTTTTAATAAAGTAAAGTCTTTGTTGAAGACGGCTTTACCAGCGAATAAAAGATCTCCGCTATCATACTTATAAAATCCTTCTGTGTAATATTCTTCTTCCATTATGTTGCAATCGTCCACCCTTTGTTTGTTGCTATTGCTTTATCTTGGTCTGTAAGATTGCCTTCAGCTGGGGTTTCATTAATATTTATAGTTTTACTAGCGTTTCCTAAACCGCTAAATACTGCTGTCATAGCCTCTCTATCCATATTGGTTCTACGATAACTTACATTCTGTGTTATACCTGAAAGTATGCCTCCAGACTCTAAACAGTACGCATTATAAAAAGTATTTGTAGTTGACGAAGAAACATTTGATGCGTCAATAGTAGGGATATGTTTTAGTCCAAACGCAGAATTAAACATCTCTGGCATTCTTGTTATATTGTCAGCGTTATTATTTATTCCTGTAAAACTATCTGGAAGTTCTTTGAAGTATGTGGCCTCAAATGCTTCCTGATAGTCTGTAACTCCTGCGTTCCCAAAACCACTACATGTTCCCTCTGTAATTTCAGTTAAGTTATAAGTGTAACTAAGGAATCTTTCAAAGGCATCAGAGTCGCTCGCACTTACAGTAGTGAAATCATCTGGCAATCGAGTTAAATTATAACAATTATAAAACATAATATAAAAATCAGTGCTTGAATTGGTGGGGAGACTATCAATAGATTTTAAACTATGGCAATTATAAAACATTTGATATGTGTTTGTAGACCCTGTTATATTTAAAGCTGGAAGACTTTCTAAACTAAGACAAGTACTAAACATAGCCACGGTATTCGTGACATTAGAAAAATCAATCTCAGGTATTCTTTTTAAAGAAATGCAGCTACCAAACATACTTCGAACATCGCCAACAACATTTGTTAATTTTGGTATAGTTTGTATTTTATAACAAGCATAAAACATCTGATACATAGGGTTGCTATCAGCTTGATTGGTAGAAGAAGTATCTAAAGTTTTAGGGATTTCCTCTAAAGATGAGCAATGAAAAAACATTCTATAAAAATCTGTTCCGCTTGATGTATCTAAAGGGGGAATAAATCTTAAATTTCTACAATACATAAAGGTTTGAGAGAAACTAGTTGAATTGCTAGTGTCCATCATGGGAATCTTTTGTAACGAATTGCAAAAGTAGAATGCGTTTCTCATGCTGGTAGGCGCTGCATTACTAATAGAAGCTGGTATTTTGATAAGTTTTAAGCAGTTACTAAATGTGTTATATAGATTTGTCGCTCCACTAAAATCTAATTCGGGTATTTCTTCTAATCCATAACAAGCGTAGAATGTAGAAACCCATTGAGAAATATTTGATGTACTTCTATCAATTTCAATACTTTTTAAGCAATACATCGAATAAAAAACATTATTAAAACTAGTCATGCTATCACTAAAGTTAACTATCTTTACATGCTCAAGATATTTGCAAAGATTACCGCCATGACTACTTATTGATGAAATATGTGTTAAATTCGGAGAACCAAAAACAATATCTAAATACATTCTTGGGTTAGCGTAAGGATGTACATTATTAGGTGGATCTTCGACCAAATCAAAACTTGTGAATCCTTGTCCAGCTTGAGGCGTGACAGATATCAAAGCTTGCCTATATGTCCTGCCATCCTTCTTACTTGTAAATTCAGTATTAGCATTTAAATCAGAATAATTATATGTATGTTCCGCTTCAGCGTTATCGCTATATGTGTCTGTATTACCATCACCCCAATCAACTGTATAATTTCCACTAGTTGTATTAAAATGGAAAACAAATTGATTTTTAAATTCGCTACTTATAGCTACTAAAGCAGTAAACCTACTTTCGTTAGATGCTATTGTAGGCATATCTAACCATCTAGGATTCCTTACCCAAGGTGTAGCTTTAGGAGTTCTAGCTATAGAGCTACGCTCTAAAACTACATTTCTTATCGGGGTGTTGCCAAATCTTATTCCCATATCTTTTAGATTATATACCAATTTGAACCATCAGATTGTACAGTCAAAGATTGAAATCTTGAGTTGATGGTTTCAGAGCTACTTAGATCAATTAAGCCGACTGTGCTACTTATATTTACAGCTTCTGTTGTGAGGTTTTTAATATTATAAACATAATTACTATTATTTACGGCTGAAGGTAATGTAATGTCCGTTGATGCTGAACCGTTAACTAAAACTGTATGGTCTGTATCTGTGATAGTGTAGTTGCTCGTAACAGTTTTTATAGGGTTAACAACTGGAGAATTAGTTGATTCATCACTAATAAAATATAAAGTATTAGAATCTGGAGTTATGGCATCATACTCAGCCTGAGTAAGTTTTACTATAAAGTTAACATCATCTGATGCTACGCCAGAGGGTGACGCAATCGTAACCTCACCAGAAGATTCCGTAATTTGTATATTCGAACCTGCTGTAAACGCTAACGTCTCACTAGAATCAAGGGTATTACCGCCAGCGGTAACCGTTCTGACTCCCCCAGATGAGGATGAGTCAGAAGGTGTAAAACCTAAAGCTCCCGTAATGTCACCGCTGGTGACTTCGGTGATATAAGGGTTAGAGGCTATAGGATTATTTTTAAAAGTATATGGGCCAACGGTCCAAGCTTCACCTTGGCCAACCTGACTATAGGGAACAAAGTGGAGATATATACCAGTATCGGGAGGTAATATACCCTCTGTAATATTAAATGATTGAATAGGCGCGTTATTTAGGCTACGCGAAAAAACTGGGGTGAGGCCGATCTGATTAACGAACTCATCCGATCCAGTAGAACTGTAAATGTCTACTTTGTCAAAAGATGTGTAAAGTTTATCATTATTGAATGTGATAGTACTAGTTAAAATCCCAGTCTGACCAGTCGCATTTACAGCCGTCTTACTGCTTTGAGATCCAGTATGAGAGGTCGTACCTGTTGAATCTCTAATTGTTATACCACTAAATTCAAGCGCATTACCATAAAGATAAAATTCAGAGGTATGAGTCTGCGTACTGTCCGAAACAGTAGCTCTTACGCCAAAATCCTTCGTGTATCGACCAAAGGTATTGATATTGTCATACTCTGTTATGGTAAACGCATTAGACTTGTAATCAGTAAGGAAATCTTGATATTTAACAGTTCCATCAATGTTAAGAATATCTACATTAATATTATTAACATAAGCATTTGACAAAAAGTCTCTGTTACTCCCTACAGTTCCACTAACCCTATCTAAGATGCCTAAATCGACAGTAACAGCTTTGTTAAGGTGTACTCCACTACCTGTAGATGTCAAACTTAAATCCGTTTGATCGACAGTAAAAGATGGCTGAAATTCGTATAAAGGCATTTAGTTAAATGTTATATTTGTTATAAAAGATCTGTCGAATTCTTCTAACTCTTGGTAAAGGACGAATATTCTTTCGGTTGAGAATTCCGAATCTGAGGTTTTTGTCATCCCTACAGAAGACCCAATAGCCTTTACACTTAAAGCGTAGTTTCCTATAGAGCTTAAATTATCAAACTTAATGTATTTGTCTGGCACATTAACTGAGAATCTCCCACCATTAGGGCGACTTAGAACCACTTCATAACTTACATCTTCTGCTGACCCAGACCAATCTCCACTTATAAAGAAAGTGGATGTTTCTGTACCTTCACCAGTAATAAGAGATAAACCTGATGGCGCACTCAAGTTCTTGAAAATTGTGTCACCAATCTGAGTCGCTACATTAAAGTCGTATGTATTTTCTTTTCTATCTAAGGATATATCATTTTCAATCAACGAAAACTTGCCAGTATCAAACTTAGCCGCAGATACTAAATATTCATTAGGGTTGTTTTCTTTAATCGCGTCAATCTTATATAAGGTGTTATCCCCATCTTTTAGATCAAATCTATATGGGCTACCTAACTTGATGAATGGTAAAACGTCAGGATTATCTACCCCGCTTGCAAAACCGAATCCATCACCAACACCAGCTGTTACAACATTAAAAGTTGCAATGTGAGGTTGTGAATTTTGAGCTATTTCTGACTCTAGGATACCCCTAATTTCAAGTTCATTGAGGTCACCACTGATTTGACCTGAAATATCAAGATCTGTTCCTCCTCTTTTATCAGGCACACCATTATTATAAGACGAAATAAATCCAGTATTTAATTGAGCCAGACTCTGAATACCTGTTGATTTAGCCACAAAGCCTCTATTTGATTCTTCAAGGCCCGTCGCGAATGTCCAACCTGTATAACCCGTCCCGAAGTATAACATGTTATCTCCAGTGCCTGTATACAAAGCATACTCAGAAAATGTACTTAATTCTTCTATATTAGAATCTATATAACCATCTCTATATTTTGAAAAATTATACAATCCAGTATAAATGTCAAACGAAGGTGCAGGTGAACCAGTAATAGTAAAAGTATTTGTTCTGCTTCTTTTTGTTAGAGCGATATCGCTCAGATTTTCGATTGAGTTTTCTCCTGTGGGATTATATACGGTTAATGTCCCCTCCATAGAGTCAGAATAAAATGGACCACTTAATTGAATATATTGATTGTCTACATCAACACTAAGAACCTTACCGAAGTTAGATTTTTCGTTTTTTAAGTCGTCGTCAATAATAATAAGATCCCCGGGCTGACACAGTAAAGCTTCTAAACCAGAAATGAATGCTACCCTTTGATTTTCTTGAATGGTCCTGTAAATTAAATGTTGGCCAATTCTTCTGGCCATAGCTCTAGATGTCACACCCAAACCATCGATCCTCTTTTTAAATACACCCCTGCTTCTAATATCCTCCTCATTCTCAACAACTTCAACTTTCGGAGTGAAGTTTTCAAATCTATCTAAATAGGAGACCTCGGCGGTGTTGAATTGTTGATCCCTTCTTAGGTTAGAATAATTAAATGCTCCGTCTTTTACGTTGTTATTGCTAAATGTAGCTATGGGAGATTTTATTCTTTCATCAACGAATGAGACTTCTGAAGCTCTAAAGAAAGTTTGCCCCCTAAATAATTTTGATATGAGCTGTACAGAATCAAAAACTTTTTCATTACTATTGAGCATTATATTGCAAGAGTATCTAGGTTCTAAACCGCCCCTGCCATCTGGTACACCTTCAAAGTCGCCATTTGAATCTACAGCATCACAGAATCTGCCAATCTTGTAAAGTTCCCATTTATTAATGTCATTCTCCTCTAAATATCTGCCTAAACCGTATCGAGTATTTGTGAGAAGATCGTATAGAATCCAAGCTGGATTGTCAGTCCAACCCATTTTAAATCGCCCATTCCAGTCTCCTTCATATATAGATTTCTTTTCTGCTGAAGCATTTTCGAATTCAGACTTAGTATCATAATACCTTTTATCTTTTCTTCTGTGGAATTCTTCAGTTGGGTAATAGTTTGATGGAATTTGAATTAATTTTAATCTAGCATCGAAAGATCTTGATGGTAAGCGAGCAAAGCTTTTGGAATCAATCTTTGTCCCTACGATAGCGGAAAATGGATAAGTTAAATTAACAGGAATAATCTCCGTTACTTTTTGAACCGATACATTCTTAGATATTAAGACTGAAAACGTCTCCGTTGATAACTTTCTTACTTTAACATACCTTTTTTCTGGGGAGGAGTAAGAATTGTTTGCTGAGTAGTCATTGACTCTTGGCAGTGGGAATGGCGTAGCTAAGTCAGCGCCTCCCTTGAATTCCTGATATCCTAAAAAATTTTTTACGTCATTAAGTTCAGCAATAGATTTAGTTTCATTGGGTCTGTTTGTGTTATCTGGGTTACCTATATCAATAAGGGTTGTTCCTTCTATAAGAGCTGCAATCCTATAATTTTTTGTTAATGTTGGTTGCTGTAATCCTTCGGAGGTAACTTTACCCACTTCAATCTGAATGTTCAAAACAGCTGGCAATTTGTCTCCAGCCTTAAACGAATCATCGTTATCATTGCTTCCAGCTAAGAGTGTTTCCGCTGTATCAGAAAGAGAATCCACTCTTAATGTAACAAAAACTTCAGAGACATTTGGGTTATTGACGTAATAAACTGATGGCGACTCTGCCTCATCTAGACCGTATGTATTTCCATCCTCGCTCCATGAAGTGTAATCTTTACTAGTTATACGCTGATTATCATTACTGCCTTCCCCGATAGGAAGCCCGTCATTACCTCGAAATGGTCTTCCTCTTCGAGCACGGACATCTCCTAAAGTACCCTCCCCATCATTATCAAAACCTAATGTCACTGGCCCTATTATCTTTAAACTGGCTTTGTTCTGAAATTCAGGATCTATCCTTTGAACTTGACCAACCGATCTATAAGGCCCATAAATCGCCTTGTTTATAGCTTTATCAATATAAATTTTATTAAAAAATTTAAATGGTTCTTGAGACTCTTCCCCGTTTCTAGATTCAATTAAAACATTATTATAATTATATTTAAAATCACTAATATCAGTGTTTTGTCGTACTTGAGCCACCGTTAACTTTTTAATCTTTTTTAGTTTTGATAGCGAATCACCAAAATCGAAAGACGCAGGATCTCCCCAAATCGATACACTTGGCGACCACGGAATCCTGAAAATTATAAATGCGGCCCCTAGTATATCAGCGTTTTGGTCGAGCTTACCATCCGCATCACAGATCGGAATCAACAAATCTGCGTATTCTCTTTGGGCATACAGCTCTGAATATTCGCCGTTAGACTCGGTAGGTATAACAGAAACCTCCGTTGGGTCTGTGAATTGTGGCTCTCCTATACCATGTAATATATCCCTATCTGGAAGGTACATAATCATGTAACCAGCTCTCCAGATTACCTCTAAAAGATCACGAATCAATTCTTTCGCTGTGACCTCACCTCTTTCCACCACATCTTCGTTAAAAACTTCGCCGTCTCCTACAGAAAGATTTGTAAACACCTTTTGTAGTTTATGCATTATAAGCCTTCTCATAAAAGGGTTCGAAGCTGGACCTCCGTCAGGAGTCGGGCCATAACTATCGTAAGCTTCTAAAATCTGAGTTAATATGTGCGCTGACGAAGGCTCTTGCTTACGCATGTTAGGGGCTACTCCGGGGAGATTGAACTTATCTTTAATGATCTTATTAGCGCAAGTAAGGAGTCCGTCATTCTTCTCAAACCGCCGATTACTATTCCTAAAATCTTCATCCCCAAACTTAGTCAGGCATACAAATAAATCAGAATTATTTACTGTATCCTTGTTCATGAATATCACAAAGTAGTTTTCATCCTTGGTCTTTAGCTCTCGTTGTAACGCGAAACTAAAGCTATATACAAATTCTCTGGTGGTGGAGTTAATATACCTTTCTACCTCACCGAAATCATCACTAAATCCATCAGCATCAGGCCCGTCTACAAATTTAACCCCACCAAGGCCAAGAAGCAGCGGCGTACTTACCCCTTCAATCAGATCTAAAAATCTTATGGTGATCTCCCGCCCAGTTGGAGCACCCCAGAATCCCGGAATAATTCTTGTTGTCTCAGAAACATTAGGCCCTTTTGTTCTTAAGTTTTCAAAAGTTTGTATATCTGTGGAAACGCTCGTATCATTTTTTAGGTCTCGCCTATGTTCAGGCTCTTCTTTTGTACCTGCGGATACAGAAACTGGAGTCTCATCAAGATAAACACCTCTAGACAGCTCGTTTTTAAATAAAAGATCCCCTTTGTTATCTACTAAACCCTCAATTGGCCCATCCGATATTAAATCTAAAGTTTCAACATAACTGAAAGAAGATTCGAATTGAAACTCTCCTATTTTAGGGGGAAGCAGGACAGCAGGTTTTACTTTAGGCTTTTTCTTACCTGCCCCATATAGTTTTTTCTTTCTAGATAAATGATTCATGATTTCCGTTTTGAGTCAAAAATGTCAATGCCTTCATTGTAGCTGGTTTCAAAAGGGTTATTAGTCATGCTCTCAAGAGAATCCGCCGTCTGTGGAAGCGACTTAACTGAAGCTTGAACCACGCTTGACCCAACTTTTAACCTACCGTAACCAATAGGAAGAGGGGAGCCTTGAGCGGTAAGATTAATTTGGCTACTGGCAAACATCATTGAATTGGAATCTCCACCTACGGTGCTTGTTCCTCCCTCAATAGTGCCGGGGTCCAATAAAGCATACTGGATTGCAGCTGAAACCACTGCTACAACTACAGCTACTAATAAGTGAATACCAGCTCCAACAATAAAAGGCACAAAATCTATCTCTTGTGGTTTTTTACTATTTAAAAACTCATTTTTATTAAGTCTTTTTTTATTAACTAAAATTTCGTATGAGAAACCTTCTTTTTGTAAATCCACTACAGTTTTTCTAAAACCACCCCTATTAGCGTCAATAGCTCTAATAACATCTCTAGGCTTACTAATGTCCATTTTGAACGTCTCGCCGTACTTTTGAGCTAAAATCCCATGTAATCTAATAGTTGTCATAATCCTCCTTAAACCTGTTATATATATCTACATCTGTTTCTAAGTTTTGCGGCTCATAAAGATTGAATTTTTTAGTTTCAATACTATATATTAAAAATGGTATACAGCAATTATTTGACATTTTTACGTCAAACTCTGATGGTTCAGCATCTGCATTGATGTGGCTATGGTAAACCGCTAATAAATCATACTTCTCTTTAAAAATTAAATAATTAAGAGGATCAATCATGAAATACTCTGAAGGGTCTTGGGACACATTTTTTTCATTCTGAACTACATAAGTTTCTTTTTTTCTATCGAACCCTAAAAAACCACATATTTCTATAAAAGGGTTAGATTCTGACTCATCAACTATCAATTGTAAAGCGTCTTTCATATTTATATATTGTTTTGAGATCCTTGAGATCTATAATCGAATCCATCTGTCCCGGGGAACCCCCCAAAGGGGAGTTTAAATTGAGCATTTTGGTTGGGGACGAACTCTAAAAATTTACCTTTTTTATATTCTATCGTGCGTTTTTCAAATTCTCCTGTCATTCCAAAACCCGTCATATCGTAACCATTATGAGACTCGTCTTGAAGTATAAACTTACTAGAACTTAACCCTGTCTCCATATCATACCAAAAACAAAGCCTATTCGAACCTGTAAGCGGTGCTAAATACCCAGTAGCCTCATTGTATCTTAGAGGGACATAATCGCAGTAATTACGAGTCGCTTTTTGTAAACCATCATCAGTTAAAAACACTTCTAAATCGGACACTGAATTTGTAGACCCTATGTGACAAGCTTCATCGTCATTAAGTCTGCCTGACCAAAGGCAAGCTTGGGCTATATCGCCCCCAAAAGAAGTTACTTCATGCAAATCGCCTGTTTTGTCAGAGAATAACGAAAAAAGATCTACTCCAGCCGTACCGTTATCAATATTTATTTTTGTTTTGCTGGAGTAAACAGTATCCCCATATTGATTTTTTTGAGGATTGACCAAAATATCTATTGTTGACTTATTGTTTACTGGATCAAAATCTTTTCTAAAAACAAGACAATGGAACTTATCTTTAGATGCTATTTTACTTGGGACTCTTGATAATTTGTTTTTTGCGCCATCTTCTGTGGGTGTGGCTAAATCTAAGTAGATACCTTGATCTTCATCTACGTAGCTTGAAAAATGTAAATTCGCTCTAACTAAAGTATTATCATCGCCAAACGTACTGTCTATCTCTGGGGTAAAATCGTAATCTGTTCTTGGTAATTCGTGAGTTGCGAAAACAACGGGGTTATACCAGTTTTCTACGAAGGCTGGGTAGATGTATCCCCCTGAATAGTATTGTTCTTCGCCGCGAACCCACATTGATAAAGTCCAAGAGTCTCCAGTAAAAACCCCTGTCACATTCGCATCAGTTGTAGCGAGCGAAGCTGCACCCGTTCTGTGTAAATTTAAATAGTCAGATGTTGCCTCCTCTTCTCCAATGAATTTTTTTACTAAACTCTTACTAGAAAAACGCTTTTGACAAGCCTCTATCTTTTTATTACAGCCATCTTTTTGCCAAAATGAGGGGTTGCCTTCTGGATGATCGCCCGAAGCGGTTTGTGAGCATACGTACCAAGTTCTATGGAATAGAGGTTCACCAAGGTCATTTCTATCTAAAATAATTGATTTATCTTCAATAAAAACGGATTCACCAACAGAATAACCAGAATCGGGTTGATAAAATCGATTTTCAAAATTAAATTCCTCGTTAGTATTTAAGGTTATAAGATTATTATTAGTGTCAGTGAAAGCCGATCCATCTTCCCGCTCTACTGGTAAACCATCATATCGACATCCTAACCCCCTATACTGCCAATAACAATATTTGGCATTTACAGTTCTATTATTTACATCGAAGTTATCTAGATCTAAGGGCAAATTTAATTCAAACTCAACAAAAGATTTGTTTTCTTGTACTTTCTGACCTATGTAATACTTCTCTTCTGAAATTTCAGAATCAGAGTTCGCTAAACCAAAAGGGTTGTCTCCCTCAAAATTCACATCATCTAAATGTTTTACAAAAACTTTTTTCCTAAGTACTTTGGCATTTTTAAAATCTTTATATTTAGCTAAAAAATAGGTAACAATCTTGTTCTTGTTAGCGACTTTAATCTTGGGCCTTGGTAAAGACCCATCCCCAAACACCCCGAAGCCTTCAGCTTCTACAGGGATCGGCATGTATTGCACACCTTGCCAAATTACATTTTCACCGAAAACAGAACCCCCATGAAAGCTCAAGAAGGTAGATGGTGAATCCACCGTATCTGGATACAACCTATATAGTTCTAGAATTGCAGTTGGCTGCAAATCTAATAAACTTCTTGCTGCTTCATTTTTTCCTTCAACCGCCATGTTTAATATTACACATTTTACACTATTATAACCTGTAGAAATGATAATTAAACAATTAATCCACAAAGAAGAGGCTTGGGATGACTTTCTCGACTTCTGTTTGAGATCTAAGCCTTATAACGCTTTTTGTTCTGGATCTAGAACTATGAGGGTAGCAGCAGCTAAAAGGTACTTTAACGAGTTCTGTAGCGATTGTGAGATTTACTACTGCGACGATATTTGTTACGTCTTTTTAAAAGAGCGTGAAACTTATAATCATATACAGTTTTTATTTAGTAATAGGCGCGGCTCCAATTCAACCAAAATAAAAGCTTTTTATGCGATATTAGACCACGTTCGACAAAAGAATGGCAAATACTTTAAGTCTGAGATTAGAAGGACATTTAAAGTCGATTTTTATAAAAAATGGATAGATAGATACGATAAAAGAGCTATAATATTAAATAATAAGGACCAAACTGTCCTATGGTATAATACAGAAAAGATGAAAAAACACCTTAAAGTAGTAGGCACAAATGATCTCAGTAAGCATCTGCAAGACAAAATTGTAGATTATGATATAATCAACGTGGAATCAGGTAAAAATGTTTGTGTTACTCAAATCAGTATTGATGAACAGAAGTATCTTTTTGACGGAAAGCGCATTTCCTTGCGAGAGGGTAAGTGTTTAATTGAAGGAATGATCTCTGACGATAAGACATTTGTAGCGAACATAACTTTAGAATTCAAACCATAATGAATCAAGAATTAGTAAAATATCGAGTATACGATAAAAAAAAGAAATATCATCACTCGTACCTTTTAAAGGACGAAGCAATTAATTGCGCCAAATATGTATCTGGCTCAGTGAAAGTCATAGAGGATGATGGGGAAAAGGAGATTTTTAGTAGTAAAAAACGAACAAAGTAATGTCTCTGGTTAAATCTATCTTAAAAAGCATTGAGTTGTATCTCGCCTTGAGGAACAAACTCGCGTTTTTTGAAATCACAGAAAAACACAACAAAAATAAAAATGAACTTATCGAAGAAATTGAAAAGTTACGTGCTGTTGGCGACAATGAGTCCAGTGATCGTGCTGACTTCTTGCGG